AATCCCGACCAAGAAATAAGAAGTAATTTAATCCATTTACTTTTAACTAGAAAAGGTAGTCGATATTACTTACCGGACTTCGGAACAAAACTTTATGAATTTATATTTGAACCATTGGATGGTATAACATTTGAAGCTATTAAAGACGATATTCGTGATAATGTTAGTAAATATATTCCAAACATATTGATTAATGACATTATCATAAAACCATACACTGAATATGACTCTGAAGGTACTTTAAATGTTGAAAACTTGGGTGGTGGTGTTTACCGTGTTGCTGGAAGAGGAACTGAAGAATACACAGCAAAATTAAGAATTGATTATACCATTAGTGATAATGCGTTTCAATCAAGAGATTTTATAATTATAAATATTTAATGTAAATGGCAGAAAGAAGAATATCATATACCGTTAGAGATTTCGCGGCTATCAGACAAGAACTGATTGATTACACAAGAGAGTTTTATCCTGACGTGGTTAGTAATTTTAACGATGCGTCAATATTTTCATTGTTTTTAGATTTAAACGCAGCGGTTACTGATAATTTACATTATCACATTGATAGAAGTATTCAAGAAACTGTTTTAGAATTTGCACAACAAAGAAGTTCATTATATAACATTGCTAGAACATATGGTTTAAAGTTACCTGGTAACAGACCATCAATCGCTGTTTGTGATATTACGATTACGGTTCCTGTTCTTGGTGACAAACCAAATGCTGATTACATGGGTGTTTTAAAATCCGGTTCACAATTCATAGGTGCGGGACAAACGTTTGAAAATTCAAACGATATTGATTTTTCATCACAGTATAGTTCAAGTGGGCAATTGAATCAAAAGGTAATACCCAATTTAGACCAAAATAATAGAACAATAAGTTATAATATAACAAAGAGGGAAGTTTTGGTTAATGGTATTACAAAGGTATTTAAAAAAGTTATAAATCCTTCAGATGCGGTACCATTTTTAAGTATTTTTTTACCAGAAAGAAACGTATTAAATGTAACATCAATAATTCAAAAAGACGGAATTACATATAATAACATACCACCCGATTCAGATTTTATATCAATAAATGGTAAATGGTATGAAGTTTCAGCTTTGGCCGATGATATGGTTTTTATTCCCGACCCTACAAAACCGACAGATAAGGCGGGTATAAAGGTTGGTAATTACATTACAACTGATAATAGGTTTATGACGGAATACACACCTGAAGGTTTTATTAAGTTAACTTTTGGTGGTGGTAATACATCAGCTAATGACCAATTAAAATTATTTGCACAAACTGGTGTTAATTTAAGATTGAACGATTATCAAAACAATCTTGCTTTGGGATACATTCCAAAATCAAACACAACATTATTCATACAATATAGAGTTGGTGGTGGATTGGAAAGCAATGTTGGTGTTAACACAATCACAACCGTTGGTACTGTTGATTTGGTGGTTAATGGTAATTCACCTGAAATAACAAATTCGGTTGTTAGTTCAATACAATGTACAAACGTAACAGCGGCAATTGGTGGAGCAAATCCTCCAAGTATTGAAGAAGTAAGAAACTTCACAACATTTAATTTCTCATCACAAAACAGAGCGGTAACAATCAATGATTATTATTCTATCATACAAAAAATGCCGGGACAATTTGGAGTACCAGCTAAAGTTAGTATTTTGGAAGATAATAACAAGATTAAAGTTTTAATTTTATCACAAGACCAAAATGGTAAAATGACACAAAGTGTTCCTCAAACTCTTAAAGATAATATTGCAACATATTTGTCAAACTATAGAATGATGAACGATTACATTAGTGTTGACACAGCTAAAGTTATTGATTTGGCATTTGAAATATTTGTTTCGTTAAATAAATCATCAAGTCAAAATTCAATTATTGCCGATATCATCGATAAGGTTAATGTATATATGGACCCACAAAATAGAAATTTAGGACAAGACGTTCTTATTTCTGAAATTAGAAGGGTGGTACAAGGTATTGAAGGAGTCATCAACGTATCTGATATAAAAGTATTCAACAGGGTTGGTGGAAAATATTCAAGTTCACAAACATCACAAATTTATTCGGATAACAACACAAAACAAATTAAATTAATTGACGAAACAATTAATTCAACACCATCTGAATTTTATCAAATTAGATACCCTGACACTGATATTGGAATACGTGTTAAAAAATAATATTCACAAGGTTCAGCATTAGATTACTTTTGAAAATATGATATTAACTATTTATCAAAAAGTAACAACATGCCCAAAAGTTATAGAATAAGAACTAGCGTTGGCGGTCAACAACAGGTTGACCAATCAATTAAAGTAAAAATTGACCAAGATTTTGATTTTTTAGATATTCTTTCTTTAAAGATTACACAATCTGATGTATATGCTAGATTCTGTGCCGACTATGGTATTATTGTTGGTCGTGTAATTGCGAACGGTGGTTACGGTATTCCAAACGCAAGAGTTTCGGTATTTGTACCAATTGATAATATTGACGTTTCGGACCCTGTAATATCAACATTATATCCCTATAAGACATTATCGGGTAAGAATGAAGATGGGTATAGATATAACTTATTACCATACAGTCCATCATACGATGGACACGTACCAACAGGTACATTCCCAACTCGTGATGATGTGTTAACTCGAAAAGAGGTATTACAAATATACGAAAAATATTATAAATTTACGGTAAGAACAAATGACTCTGGTGACTTTATGATTACAGGGGTTCCTTTGGGAAATCAACAAATTGTTTGTGATATTGATTTATCGGATATGGGTTGTTTTTCTTTAAGACCAACTGATTTAATTAGAATGGGTAGGGCGACTGAAAAACAATTTGATGGAAATCAATTTAAAAGTTCTAACGACTTGGCAAGTTTACCACAAATTTTAAACATTAATAAAACAATAAATGTTTCATCTTTTTGGGGTGAAAATGATATATGCGATGTTGGAATAACTCGTATTGATTTTGACTTAAGAGATGTGAATATAACTATTGAACCTACGGCAGTTATGATGGGTTCAATAATGACATCAAACGATGATTCATTCCTTAAGAAGAACTGTAAACCACAAAGTGAACAGGGTGATTTATGTGGAATGGTTGTTGGACCTGGTACTTTATTGGCGATTCGTCAAACAATTAATTTGGATGAAAACGATGACCCAATCCTTGAAGAATTTAAGCTCGAACAAGGTGGTAAGGTAATTGATGAAAACGGAGCGTATGTGGTTGATGTACCAATGAATTTGGATTATTTATCAACCAATGAGTTTGGTGAATTAGTTTTTTCTGATGACCCAAAAGTTGGTATTCCAACCAGAGGTAAGTATAGATTTAAGGTTAAGTATGATGACGGAAAAAAAGAAATTGTGCCGACACCTAATAGTTTACCTATTAATGTTTCGGTATTCCAAGCCAAGGGTGATTTAATTAGAGGTAGTTATTTAATACCGAACATTAGAGAATATGGTTGGGATGCAAATGGTAATAATGACCCAAGTAACCAAACACAAACTGAAATTAGTTTTACGTTTCCTGGTCTTGATTTGTTTGAAACTTATTTACAATCGTTCGCTGAAGATACTGTATTAACAGTTACAAAGATAAGTGAAAACATATCAAACTTAAAAAAGATTACTTTTTATGTTGATGATGTTATTGATAATAGTAAAAATATTTCAGTACCAAACGGTTCACAATTAAAAATTGAAGTTGAAAGGGGACCTGAATTAGTTAGTAACGAACCATTAGGAATTACTTTGGTAAAAAGAAGTAAATCATTTTTTGATTTTCAAAGTTCATATGCATTTTCATTAAATTGGGATGATTATACCGACAAACAATCGGCAATAAACTGTGAAGATTTCTTTTATGAGTTCAATTATAATAAAGTTTATACTACAGCACAATTAATTGATGAGTATAGAAACGGTAGTAATCGTAGTCGTTTTTTATCTATCAAAGAAATATTAGATAGAAGTTGTGAATCCGAAGTTAATAAATTCCCAATCAATGACGGTGTTAGAAATTTTGATTTATTATATCTTATATTATCAATTTTAATAACCGTTATTGGTATCATTGGTATTATATTAATTCCCATTTATTCAATCGTAAAGTATCTGTGGAATCGATTTGCACCTTATTTGTTAAGCTTATTAATTGGTTTATTTGTTTATTTGGCATATCAAGAAGCTGTGGCGGCAGTTGCAGGATATCCAGCATTTGGAGCGATGGTGACAGCGGGTCTTAAGGCAATTTTTTATGGTGCTTTAGCGGTTACAATAGGTATTTTCTTTAAAGAACTTATTGATGTTGTCTTCCCATCATTTAAGTTACCAATGATAACCTATCCTGATTGTTCAACTTGTGATTGTGGTGAAACTCAAATCAGCACAAAAGTAAGAAGTGACAGTCCAAACACATCACCATTGGCCGATATTAATTCATCAAATGCATATGTTAATAAAGACAATCCCGACGATGATAATTTAATCACTACTGAAAATGGTGGATATGGTCAGGTTATGGCGGGTAATGGAACTGTTGAAAAAAGTAATTTCGCCAGAACACCATTCTATAATAATCCAAATAGCGATTATTTTTGGTCAAAATCTGAATTACCAATACCTGAAAGAATTAATTTGTATAATACAAAATCACATTATTTTACAAAAACTGCTGGTGGAGGAACAAACAGAATTAAGGTATATCCAAACTATACTGCAAATACAATTAATAACAGTGAGTGGAAGTTTTACGAGGATATGCCAATGGTGTTTTTAATGGACAGTGACCAATTAAGAAATTTCACAACAGGTAAATTGTTTACCTTTATGAATCCCGCGACAACTTCAGATGTTAACACTAGTGCAACAACTAGTACAAATGAATTGAAGTTAAAGACAAAAACAGGTACAACAATTCCATATGGTACTGATAATATTATTAATATACCATACGCCGACCCAAACAATCAAGATACGTTGATTAGTAGTAAGAATTTTACAATTGTACAAAACTCATATATTAGTGGTGTAACCAGTTATGCGTTTGCATCTGATGTCGAATATCTACAAGTTGTTACTGCGGTTACGGTTAACACTATATTATCATTAACTAACTT